TGTCATCCGGCACCAAGCGCATAAGCTTTGCCAGGCCTGAGGAATCGCCAGAGCCAAGCTTCTTCACGGCGCCAGTGAGCAGCGGAATCATGGACCCGTCAAGCTGCTTGCCAAACAAGCCGGCCAAGTCGTCTTCAATTCCTTTGCGCACCACGATCATCTGCCGCGCGGCATTGAATGTTTCCTGCTGGCCAAACTGCGCCGCTACGGCCCCCTGGTCATCTGTGAGCAGTCCATACAGCTTCTTCGCGAGGCCGGTGTCTTCGTCCTTGAACACGCCGCGCCCGCGAGCCGCCGCGCCCACGGTCTTGCGAACATCGTCCAGCAGAGCATACGTCGGCTGCCCGCTCTCCGGTTTCAGCCGAGACATGACGTTGCGTTCCAGGGCAGATAGGTACTGCGCGCCGCCGAGCTGCTGCGCGCGCTGCTCGACAAATGCCAGCACATTGCCGGCTTTGGCCGGCGCGGTTTTCGGAATCGCGTGCTCCAACTGCCGATAAAGTTGCTCTGACATTTCGTCGGCTTGGCCCTGCGCTGCCATCATTCGCTGACGCACGCCTGCGGAAAGGCTGGACAGGTCAGGCGTGCCGCCGATTTCATCGATGACAGCGCTTGCCCGTTCCGCTACCTTTTCCAGCCCTTGCCTCTGGGAGATTGCTGCCTCCGAGCCGGTCTGCGACTTGATAAGCTGCGCAAGCTGGCGAAATGCCTGATTTGTCGTGATGTGATCAGGCTGCAGGTGCTCCGAGATGCCAAGCCGCTGTGCCGCCGCGAGCGTCTCGGCATCTGGCGCCACTTGTTGAGCAAGGTCCTGCGTGGCCCTCTTGGACCCGATGCCGCCGAGCGCCGCGCTGCGTGCCGTTGCCGCGAGGTCATCCGCGCTCATGGCTGTAGGCTGTACAGATGGGGTCGCTGCGCCCGCCACCGACCCCATAGTTGGCTCGATCCTTGGCCCGGCAGCCGGCTGGCTCCCACGCACCGCGCTCACGCCGCGAGCAACCGCAGGGATCGCCGCGCCCAGCGCGCCAGCCGCTGCGACAGGCCCGACATCAAAATCGCCGCCAGCGGCCGCCTGCGTGCCCTCGATAACCGCCTGTGTGCCGGCACCGGCCAGTGCTGCACCCCTGATGGTGGCAGCGGTCCCGACTGCGCTGCCGCCGAGTATGCCGCCGAGCAATCGCGGCACGTCAGACACCTGAAACCCAGGCTTGATTGCGTACTCCTGGCCGTCGATTGAACTGCGCAGGATCAGGTTGCCTTTGTCGTCCTTGCGTACCTGCGTGTTCGGGAAATTGGCCTGGATGACCTTTGCGGTTTCCTCCGGCCCGGTCATCATCGTCCCGAGACCTGCCAGCGCGCTGCGGAAGCTGAACGTGTTCAGTTCTGGCATTCCAGCCCAGTCCGGCAACGCATCGGTCTGTGCCGTGCGGCGCAGGCTGCCGCTGAACATGTCTCCTGCGCGGTCCATCAGCGATGGTTCAGCGGCTGCAGGTTGTGGCTTCGCTGCGTCCACCCGGGCAGCGGCCTCTGCCATCAGGTCAGCCTGGCTCGCCGGCCCGGCCGCCGGTGGTGCACCGCCGGACAGGTGCGCCACGATCTCCGCATCCGAGTAGCCAGCCTTCTTCGCGCCGGCAACGTCGAACTTCGAAGACGCGGCGAGGTGCGCGGCGATCTCGGCATCCGAGTAGCCGGCGGCGCGGGCGGCTTGGGCGTCGAACATCAGCGGGCGAACGATGAGAGCGGCGGCCGCCCGCCTTCGGTGGTGACCTTGCCGCGTACGACCTGGCTTCCCGGCGTCGCGCCGGCCGGTGCGTCCTGCGCCGCCGGCATGCCGAACTTGGCGCGCAGTCGCGTGTCGGCGGACTTGAGCACGCCCTCAATCTTCGTCAGCTCGGCGGCGAACGATTTCTCGTCCTGGCCGCGGTCCAGATTGCTCGCGATGTTCCGCAGAAACGCGATGTCCTTGTCAGACATCGCGCCCTTGAGCTTGTCGAGGTTCACCGCGGCGAGCGAGTCCTGAAGCTGACTGATCTTCCCGGCCGTGGTCCTGGCGTCGGAGCCCGGGACAGCAGCCATGAACGAGGTGGCACCTGTCGCCAGGCCAAGCCCAGGGCTCTTGCGAATCTCATCGATCAAGGTCAGGGACGACGACACGCCGCTGACCGCCGTCTCGGCTTCGTTGACCTTCTCCTTGATCTTCTCGTCACGCGCGGTGACAGCATCGGCCATCTTCAACTGCAGCTCTTGCAACTTCAGCGCGTTCGCCTGCGCGCCGGTGCCGGCCGACATCCGTGCGGTGGCGGCGTTCATGGCGGCGATCTTCGAGTTCTGCTTGTCAATCTCGATGTCGGACTGAATCTTCTTGACGTCCCAACCCTTCTTCTCGATGTCGGCCAGCACGGTCCCTTCGGCGTACTTGGCTTCGACGCCGGCTTTCTCTGCATTGGCCTGCTGCTCGGCCAGCTTCGGCCCAGCCATTTCGCCCTCGCGCTTCTCGGTCTGGAGTTTCGAGAAGGTCTCGGCGAACTTGTCAGGCTCCATCACCGAGGCCAGCATCAGCCCCGCCATATCGTGGGCTTTGTCCGGCGTTTCCTTCACCATGTCGGCCCACATCTCCTGGGCCTTGATGTCGTCTTCCGATGCGCCACTGTTGCGCATGGCCGCCGCGCGGTCGCGCATGATCTTCTCGGCAACATCGTTCCGCCCTGTTGCCATGGCCGCGTAGGCGCGCGTGGCAATGTCGAGCTTGGCCTGTTTCTGCTCGGAACCTGCCATTTCCCAGGACTGCTTCAACTGCTCGCGCAGTTCCGGGTACTTCAGCGTCAGGCCGGCGTAGTCCTTGGCATTCGCGCTCGGGTTGTCCATCACGCCGGCCAGGTCCGCCTGCATCTGCTGCTGGCGCTGCTGCGAGGCCAGCATGGCCTGCTGCTGCCGCTGGTCATCGCGGATGCCGGCGCCGGCCGCGTAGCCCTGCAGCGCGGTCTGCACCGGCTGCTGCACGTCAAGCATGTAGTTCTGTGGGCCCATCAGAACCCACCCCGCATGCTGTTCGGCAGCACGGTGCCGCGGTAGTCGTATGCTCCGCTCGCCGGTGCCATTGCGCCGCCGCCGGCTCCGCTGAACCCTCCCATGCCGGCGTACATGCCAATGCCGCCAGCGATGGAATTGCCGATCCCTGCCTGTGCTTGTCCTTGCGCAATCTGCGCACCAGCCATGGCAGAGCCCTGTTGCTGCAACAAGGCCGCGATGTTCGATCCGGTCTGCATCCCAGCATTGCCGACTCCTGCGGCAGAGTTCTGCCCCATGCTGGTTATCCCGCCGAGCCTCGAATACTGCTGATCGATCATTTGCGACAGGAGCGCAGGACGGAACTGGGCAAGCGCTCCCTGTGTGTTTCCGCCGCGCAGGCCACCGGTAGCGGACGCGTTTTGCAGGATTGCGTTTTCACCCTGCTGCATGTACGCGGCCATTTGTGGTGAGTTTCCTAGCGCCTGGATTGCCAAGCGCTGCGCCTCGCCTCCACGAAGTCCAATCAGCGCCTGTTGCTGCCCGAGCGCGCCCGTACCGGCCCTGACGTAAGGCGACATCAGCCGCCGCATGGCGTCGAACTGCCGGCGCTGTTCGGCCACGCCAGCATCGGCAGCGTCCGATTGCGCCCTCGAAGCATCGCGGGCTGCAGACGACTGTCTGTTTGCTGAGTACGCGCCCCCAACTACTGCGGCTCCTGCTACTGCTGCGGCAACCATGGCTTTACCTCAAATGAGCTTTGCATACAGCGTTTCGACAGGCCGGTAACCAAGCCGCTCGAACAGCGGCCCCTGGAAGATGTGTAGCTTCGTGGCCGTGAACAGCTTGCGGACGCCAAGCGCCTTCAGTTCCCGCTCGACAGCCTGGAACATCCGCATTGCAGTGACGCCGTGCCGGCACTCGGGCGCGATCCAGTACACGTCGGTGATGCCGTGGAGCGTTGACTTGTAGTGCAGGTGGCCGGAGACGATGGCTACGTGGTAGCCGATCAGCATCCCGTCGCGGCGCACCGCAACGATGTGCAGCGCGCCAGCATCGTCCATCGCGTCGTAGCGCTCGTGGTCGATGTCGAGTGGCACTTCCTTGTGGTTTAGTGCCACCTCACGCCAGTGCGCCGACAGCAGCGGCAGCATCTCGGCTTTCAGATCGCGCCAGCGCTCGACACGATAGGCTGTGCCTGGCCGCACTTCGACTTCGGCCATCATCATGCCGGGCACCTCGCGTCTATCACGAGGTGAATTCGATCAGTCCGGCTCTCGTTGATTACCTCGTGCTCAAGCGAGTTGCGGAACCAGAACACAGCACCGGTTTCCCATTCTGCTTTTTCATCACCGCAACGGAAAATGACGCCGGGTTCGCTCTGCAGCACTACGTGGTATCGGCTGTAGTAGTCCGTGTGCTCTTTGGTGTCGGCGTGCGGGTAGATGACACCGCCAGGGGCGATGCGGTTGATCATCACGCGGCCCAGGCGCTCGCCTGCGACCGCTGCGAAGACGTTCATCACAATGGCGCGCGCCTCAGGCAGTTGCGAGTATGCCGGCTGGTCTCGCGACTCGTGCTGATCGAACCCAGGCAAGCGGTTTTGCTTGTAGAGGTCGAGTTCCTGATCCGTCAGACCGGATACTCGGTCCGGGAAGCGAAGCAAAATTGAATCGACGCAGCCGAAAGGGCCTTGCGGATAGTTACGGAGATACGTGTCTTCGGTCCACAGCGCTGGTTTGCGAGCGATTGCGAGCATCAGCGGGCCAACAGCCGCACCAGTTGCAAGCCTCAGAAAATTTCGCATCCAACAACCCCGCTGCCGCTACCTGCGGCGTATATGGGTTGCTGGCTACCCGTTGACTCAGCGGACGCTAGATGCGTCGGATGTGCGCGATTATGGCGCCGGGTCGAATATATGCCAAGCAACGGCGCTGGTGTCGCTGCCGCTGGTGCTCGTGATCGTGAAACTGGCTCCCGCGGTGCGCGCGGACACCCGCAGCGCACCCGGCGTGCCGCCAGTGGTCTGCGCGGTCAGGAAAATGCGGCTGTTCGCGGCAACGGCTGTCGTGTTGACCACCGCGGCGCCAGCAACGAGCGTCGCAATGCCCTGCTTCGCGCCCGCGCCGCCCTCGGCGATCCTGAACCCTGCACCGGCAGCGAGGGCAAGGTTCCCGGACCCGTCAAGCTCTGCCGGCACGAACCCGAGAGCTACCGTGATTGATCCAGCAAGGTCTGTCAGCGTGAGTTTGGCGCCAACAGCTAGCACCCTGGCATTTGCCACTGCAGGGTCAGGCGCCATCAGCACATATGGCAGAGCAGATAGGGCGATCCCGAGCCCCTGCGCATCGCTGGCGGCCGCAGATGCGCCAGCCGCAGTTGACAGCGCAGCGTTTGCGTCGGTCTGCGCCTCTTCTGCGGCGGTAAGCGCCGCTTCTATACGGCCGTCTGATGTGCCGATCGCATCAGGCAGCGCCCCGCTCACGTCGGCGAACAAGGCTTCGAACGCCCTCACCATGTCTGGCCGGTCCGGAAACAAGGACGTGAGCCGATCGCGCGATATCGCCCGCGTCCTCAGGTCAGCCATTCAGCGGCTCCAGTTGGATTTCCAGGCGCGCCAGCGTGAGGTGCGACTCTGAGGTGCCGCGAAACTTTTGCGTGCGCCAGTGGCGCAGCCTGCCCTGATGGCGCCAGGCCAGCCGCTTTGCTGTGCGGCCCCGTGCCCCCACGCTGATTGCGCGCTCCATGCTCCACATCAGCCCATCGTGTGAGTAGCTGGTCCAGATCGTCGGGTCAGTTCCGTATTCGGCGTTGCCTGTCAACGCCACAAGTTCCAGTTCGTGGACGATTGCATTCCGCCCTTCGGCATACAGCACCAGCGTACCGAATTCCCATCCGACGATTTGTCCGTAGTGGCTGGACACATCCGACACCAGCACGCCTATTGAGGGTGATGTCGGGTCGCCTGCAATCCATGTGCCGTAGCACCAGACAAGATTTCTTGCCCTGTACGTCTTGACGCCAACAACACTGCTGGTGAGCACGTACCACACCGGCTCGCCAAGAGCCCGCGACGCTGCCACGTCGTATACAAGGCACCGGTCAGGCAGATGGATCATTACCCGCTCATGACCGTCGTCAACACGGCATTCCATGACAACGGCGCTGAGTTCCTTCTCGGTGTACGTCTTGAGAATCTGGTCGATCTCGCGCGTGCTGAACTTCGGGCAGGCGCCTGGCGCCATCAGGTAGCAGCCTGGCGCCTCGTTCCGGCCCGAGCCGACAAACGCGAACGTGCCGGCCGCCGGGCAGTATGCGTGCGTGCCGGCGATGCCCTTCGACACGCGCGCGCCGTCGATGCGCTGGAAGGGGAAGAAGTCTCCACCGACGTTGCGGAACGCCTCGATGCTGTACCTGCCAAAGGCATACAGCTCGTCGTTTATCGAGGCAATTGCCTTGATCGGGTCAGGGTCCGACTCGGCCGATCCGTACTTGAGCGGGTTAACGGCTGTCGGGTCGTTAAGTTCAGTGACAACAATTGACGTTCCATCGGTCACGATGAAATACCCGCCGAGCCATGCCACATCGAGCACGGTGCCGATATCAACATCGGTCACGGCCTGCAGCTTCGCGCCGTTGCTTTCGTAGTAATACAGCGTGCCGCCGGAGGCAATTGCCAGCCTGTCGAATGAGTACACCATCGACACTTGCCCACCCGCCCCGACGCTGCCGCGGTCAACCACTTCCCCCGCTTCAGTGACAGAAACCAGACGAGACCCCATGACGCGGTAGCACACACCGTCCCAGTTGATACCGCCGCGATCGACCCCCGGACCATTCGCAAGATGGATGATTCCGTCCGCTGGCCGCAGATAGCCCTGCGCAATCCCGGTGTGCTTTGGCACCGGCACAAGATTGCGCGGGTACGATGTGCGGAAATCTCCCGCCGTGTCGGTGTAGTTGCCGCTCAGGATCGGTACTTGCATGGGTCACGCGAACAGTTTCAGGCGCAGGCGCGAGCCCGGCTGGATCAGGCGCGCGATGTCAAGGTTGTCCTCGCCAATGCTCTCGCTGCTATTGCCGGCTGAGTCCGTAACCGTCGCGATTACGGTGTAAAGGCCATGAGGCATCGCGGTCGGAACCACGAGGGTCCAGATGTTGCCAGCGGCACTTAGGTCCGGCCCGCCAAGCGCATAGGCTGGACTCAGGAACCCGCCGGGGCCGTAGATCACGACCGACAGCGAATAGCCGGGGACGTTGACCCACGTACCCGTCACCTCCGGCGTCGAGTCCTCCGATGTCTGCGGATCAACCACCGGCACTACCGGCGGATTGAGCAGTGCCTTGATGACGTATGCGGCAGATGTCGGCCCGGACTGTGATCCGCGTATCACGCGCACCGTGTAGATGTAGGTCGTGTCGTGCACCAGGCTGGACTCTGAGTAGCTCCAGTCTGAACTGACTGTGGTGGCGATCCCGATTGGCGACCCGTTGCGGAGTAACTGCACTTGCTCACCAGACCCAAGGCTGGCGCTGATCGTTCCAGCCAGCAGCAGCGCCGGATCGTTCGTGGCGCCACCGGACGCCACTACACCAGTGATCGGCGCCACGGCGTCAGTGATCGACACGATGACCGTTGTCTGCGTCGGCGCGGCGATGGTGGTGTTGTTCGTCACCGACTGATTGTTAATCGAGTCGGCATAGTTACCGGCCAGGTCCTGAATGCGCGCTGTGCCTGTCGCCGGCTTGGCGTAACTGACCCGCACAACGGTGGTTTCTGTGGCGGCAACCGTCATCACGAGGTTGACCTGCGAACCGGTAGCGTTGCGCGAGTCGATCGCCTGCACCACATAGCCGGCGCCGTTGTCGTACTCCACGGTGTACGTCGTCTTCGCGGCCTGGAACGCGCCGGCAGCGATTTGCTCATCGAACACGATGGCCAGGTCAACGCCATTGATCTGCGCGCCGACGAGGGCCGGGATGGTCGTGTCGTAGACGAACGTGAGCGCCGCGCTCGAAGCGCTGGCGCCGGTGGTGGCATTGACCTGGCGCGCGATCCACGTGTTGGACCCGGCAGACGGTGTTGGGGCGGTGTTGTTCGCGCCCCAGCTCGAGCCGCCGTTCGTGCTGATCTGCCACGGATTCGGAGCTACCACGCCGCCGACCGTCACCGCGCCGGTGTTCGTGCGCGGCGGCGTATCCGCTGTCCCGGTGTCCGAGTTCAGCGTGAGCGTTGGGGCGGGCGGAGGTGAGCCGCCACCGGAATCGATCTTCGTCGGAATCGCGATGCTCAGGCCGCCGGCACCGTTCGCATTGCTGAAGTCGCCGCTGCGCAAAAACGCCTGATACCTGTCCCAGCCGTTGAATGTCGGATTCCCGTTCACGTCACCAGGAGTCGGAACTCCACTAGGCAGCGTCCAGCCAGCGTTCACGTTCGTGGGAACGATGATGAGGTTGTGCAGCCCCTGCTGGATCGCGAAGTTGTGAATCCCCAAGCCACCGTTGTTGTCGCTGTCCAGCGGCGCGCCTGGCGGCCGGAATGGGGTGCGGCCAGTGGCAAAGATCGGCTGTGGCCCAACGTGGCCGATGTGATCCTTTTGCGCGTCGTGCCAAGGTTTGCCGTAGTTCTCGGTGTAGACGTGCAAGCTGCACGGGATGCGCAGCTTGTTTGCGAACTGCGCGTTGTACCCGTGGCGCACAGACATCGGGCTGGCGCCTGCCGTCGTAACGTGCGGCTCCATCGGAAATGTGTCTGGACCACATAGCCCGTAGCCATTGGCGACAGCGGACGCAACGATCTCGTTCAGGCCGTCGTTGTTTTGCACGTTCGCCATCTGCCAGACCATCCGCGCCGGCATCGACACGTTGCGCGCGTTCTCGGCGCAGGCGATCAGGCCAAGCGTGTACTGCTGGTCATAGTTCGCCGGAATGCCTTGTTCTGCAGGGCTTGGCGTGGCGTTACCGGTATGCGGCTCCTGGATGCAAATGCCATAAAACGCAGCCCTCACGCGGGCCTGCTTTGCCGGGTTGCCTGGGTTGCTGTAGTTGACGATGTTCGCGGTGAACGCAGCGTACATCGCGGCCCATCGCGCCTGCACCTGAGGCACCCACATGCGGTGCATTTTCGTGGTCGCCCCACCCGGCGTGCCGGTCGTGAAGTGACCTGGGTTCCCGCCGAACAGTGACGTGTTGTTGAAGTAGTTCGGAGGGCTCGTGTACTTTGTCGTGAGCAACACACGCACGACCATGCCATTCAGTCCGGCGTAGTCGCATGCGGCAATCAGCCGCGTGAAGTTGTAGACGTTCGGTGTGTCGTCCTCGATGGACTTCCATGGGATGTCCAATTCGACGCCGACAAATGGCCCGGTCGCACCAGCGATGGCCGCGTTTTCGCTGACGCACAGATCGATGATGCCGTTGTCTGTAATGCTGGCGGCCTGCCGATTTGTCAGCATCAAGCCCGGGAAGAACGGGACGATGGCCGCCATATGTCATGCCACCAGGTTCTGCACTTGCTGATCAGTCAAGCCGACCTTGTACAGCTTCAGGTGCATGATCGTACCGAATAGGTTTTGAGAGCCATCCGACCGCGAGCCAAGACGCAACGTCGTGAACGCCGGGAGCGTGCCGGACGTATCGCGCACGGACGCCAGGCCATCGAATGCCGTCCAGAAGTCGTTCGCCCGCATGCGCGTGGCGATCTTGATGATCGCACCGCTCGCTACCGCCGAGCCGGCGCCGGAGTTAACCTGAGTCGCCGCGGCACTGTTCATGAACGCCTGCCGGACTCCGGACGAATCCAGGCCAATGCGGCAGTGGTTGCTGACCGACGCGTCATCCAGGCACGAAGCGCAGTACGTTGCCGACGATGCAGCGTAGAAAGGCATCCGAAATTTGGTGTACAGCGTGAACTCTGGTGCCTGGTAGATGTCGCTGGTGAGCGTGGCCGACACAGCGTCTGCGCCGCGCGTGACGGACGCCGTAGTGGTAGGCATCGGGCTGCTAGGCATGACAACGTTGTGTTCAAGCTGCGCGCAGTCCACCGCTATCGCGTCGCCGCTGGTCTGGATTCTGATCCCGGCGCTCGGATTCAATAACCCCTGCACGGTGTAGAACCGCTGCCACGCACCAGTGATCGTGACCGGGACCCAGGTTGTGCCGCCGTCGAGCGTGATGTCGATACCGCCCGTCCCTGTCACACGGCGGATGTAAAGGCTGAGGCACTTGTTCCCACCCGTGGCTGTGATCGTCTGCAGGCAAGTGCCATTGGCCGCGGATGCCGTCAGCTTGCATGCGCTGTTCGCCGCGCCGTCGATGCCTGTTTGATCCTTCGCGGTAGAGCAGTTGCTTTTCGTCCAGCTCGCATTTGTCTGGTCGCGAGCCTGCAGGCACAAGTTCGTGCGCGCGCCCTCAAGCAACAGCCCGTACTTCGTCGATCCCCCGATCTCGTGATCGAACCGCGCCACGTCCGCGGCATACGATGTGAGTTGCCCGGACTGGTTGAACGCATACCCTGCGTCGGCGCGGGTCAGCGTTAGCTCAGACGGCAGCGTGTCGAGCGTGAAATCCCAATCCAGCGCGGGCCGTGTCTGCCGCTGGTCTAGCAGTAGGGCGCGAGCGATGTGCATTTCAGAGCGCCGCGCCCTGCAAAGTGATCGTGAACGCGGTAGACGCAGCGGAAGCACCGCCACCAGGCGACACGAGGTACCCGAAGAGCGAAGTGCCGGCCATGCGCACAGGGAACCTGATCGACATATCTTGCACCCAGCAGGTGGCGCCAACATCCGCAGGCGTCCCCATGTCAATGAACCCGAGGTACGAAGCGCGGTCACCGGCCGGCAAGTCCCATGGCGCGTTGTCTGCAAGGGCAGATGGCGGCGTAGCTGAGTACAAGTGCAGCCGCATCGAAACCGCCCATGCAGGCAGGCCGGCGAGGTCAACGCGCATGCTTGCGCCGAAAATCATCGTGGTCTGGCCAGCCGCACCGAAGTTCGCGAACGTGATCGCTGCAGCAGCACCACCGACAACATCGCCGCCTGTGTAGGCCGTGGTGTCCGCCGGCCTCGTCACGGCAGTGGCGGCGAAATACTGCAGGCCGCGCCGATCCTTGGACAGCACCGCACGCTTCCAGATTGCAATCGCTGACGGCGCAGCCGCTGCCTCGTCCCATGCCGCGTCGTTCCTCAGCCCCATTGTGGCGAGGTCGCCATCGGCGATGGCCACACCAGCGACTGACGAATCCTCGGCAGCGACCTTGATCGCCGAAAGGTGTGTAACTGCAGTCGTCAGCGACAGCGATGCCGCTTTGAGCGCCGCGATAGCCGTCGCGTTGCCGCTGCCTGACCATGCCGCATCGGCAACGGCTCCAAGGCCTGCATTCAGCGCATCCTGCTTCGCCTCCGTCGATGGCGCTGCAATGATCTTGGCGTGCAGCGCCTTAAGGAGCGCAATGACGGTGCCATTGCCGGATGCCCATGCGGTATCGCCGATGGCGCCCAGCGACACGTCCGCGCCGCTTGCGACAGTGACAGCACCACCACCACCGCCACCACCGCCCGCTGCGGCAGCGACGATCGCCTTGAGGAGCGCGATTACGGTGCCGTTGCCGCTGGCCCATGCAGCATCAGCCTGGGTGCCGAACTTTGTGTCTAAGCTCGTTAGAGAGGCATTGCCGGAGGTCTGCTTCGCCTCTGTTGCCAGGTTCTCAGTTGCGTTGCGCAGAGTCATGATCAGGCCCCGTCCTCGAACCAGATTGAGAAGTCATTGCCGAGCCCAAGCCCGGTTTGAATCCAGATATACGGCGGCGTCGCGCCGATCGGTACTGTCGGCTGCACGTACAGCTCTGGAACGCCTGGGCCGCTCCCACCGCCCTCGGGGGTCGGCACTAGCGCCAGCAGTGACGCAAGCGATGCCCTCCGATCCTGGCCGTTCACGGCGTCGTAGAACGGGATTTGGCTGGTGGTTGCCAGCGCTCCGATGTTCAAATTCTCGATGGCCATGGTGGTGTGTCATCCGATCCTGAATGCTTCGCCGTCGCCCAGGCTCACAGAGCGATCGACCGGAGCAGGAGTGAACACGCGGCGCCGATTCCCGGCACCGGCTGGCATCTCGCGCAGTTGCTGGTCCTTCGGGCGCGCCGCTGGCCACAGGAGCACGTCGTAGCCATCCCTGGCCGCCTTCTTCGTGCCCGGCTGCAGAATCTTCCCGAGCCCAGGCGCCAGGATCACGGCCAGGTTCATGGAGACCGTCTCGACAGCCGAATCCGGTATCCCGGACGGAGTGTCGGGGTCCAGGTCGGCCGGCGACGCAGAGAACGCGTAGCCGAGCCGCACTCCCTTCGCCTCCCACGCGGCCACCATCGAATCGAGCCGGCGCACGGCCGACATCAGCTCATCAGGCGTGATATCGAAGATGTGGCCGTGCAGGCCAAGCTCGCCGAAGGCTTCGACGACGATCTGACGCTTTGAATACATCAGAGCGCCTTCGAGATCGCTTCAGCGAGTTTTCTGTCTGTCGTGCGCCCGTCGAACTTGATGCCGAGTTCGGTTGCCTTGGCTTCGAGTTCTTCGCGAGTGGCCGGCGCATCGATTTCGTCTTCTCCCGCGTCCTTTGCGGCGTACTGATCGATGTGCCAGCCCTCGGCAAGCGCCGCCTCCAGTGCAGCTTTGTCCTTGACTTCACGCAGCGCGTATCGTCCGGATTCCAGCGCCCAGGCCTCTGGGGCCTGGCTTGCCTTGTAGAGCAGGCGAGGGAGTTGCATGCAGCCTCCGCTCAGGTTTGGTTAGCGATGATCACGCCCGTTTTCTCGGGGTCGAGTACGGTGACAGCGTAGAGCGTGGTGTTCCGCACGAACAACTTGCCTGTCTGCGCGTTGATCTGCGCGACCATCACCAGCGGTACGCCGTTCTTGGTCGTCGCCGTCATCACTTGCGCGCCGGTGCCGCTCGGGAACGCCAGGCGCCCGTAGTCCAACGTCACAGCACCCTGCTGCCAGAACACATTCACCGGCTTGGTGACGGTGTTCAGGAACGTGATCGCGGCGCCTGCAGCGGCCTGCGCGGTAACGTTTTGGTAAGGGCCAGTTGTGATGATCTTGGGCGTAATCACCAGGTTGGCGGTACCTTGGCCGCTGATGACGCGGAACGTCATCGGTTGCCCGGTGTCGCTCTTGTCGATGTTGTGCACCGCGTTGACGTTCGCAATGGTGAAACTGTCGCCCCGCTTGGTATTGGCGATGTTCGCACCAGCGACAACCAGCGCGCCATAGCGGTTGTCTGTCGGGAGGTCTCCCGTCATCGCAGTGACCGTGTGCGACGTGTTGGCGCTGACAGTCGTGCCAGTGACGGTGCCGATAGCCGCCATGTTGTAGAGGTTGTCCGGCCTGAAGGTCGAGAAGTTCGCGATGTCCGGCACCTTGGACCGTTCGTACGCGTCCTTGCTGCGGTCGCCCAAATACGCGCGATTGCCCAAGT